CAAAAAAAGAATACCCTTTGTGGAACTTTGACCAATCAATGTTGTAGCTGACCGTCTCTATCTTCATTGCTTGGAACCATGCTGTCCATTTGGATAAACTCGGATGACGAAGCGTCAAACTTCAGCACCCTGACAGCCGGGGAAACCACGCTCATCCCCTTGGACATGCGCTTGTTCATCGCCTCGACAAACACATTGGCGTCGTGCAATTCTTTTAACATGTTCTTGTAGTTGATCTGCTGCTTCACGCAGAAGTCCTTGAACTGCTTAGCCGCCACGTACAGGTGCTTATTATCTGGCTCGTACCGTATCAGCAACTCCCCACGGGGTTCCCACAGCGGCATAGCCTCCATGTTGCTTCGAGCATCTACCTCGCCGTTGACTACCAGCGCGTTGTTGATGTGGCTATTGATAAACTCGCCGAGGAAGATCGCCGGGTTGGACTGCGGCGGCTTGATGTCCTCACGCATTTCGCTAAGCATCTTGAGCATCCACTCGTACACCGCTGCCATGTCGTAATCGTGCAGACCAAGACTACGGGCAATCAAGCCGCCGGTAATGTTACAGGCTGTCACCGCTGACCAGAAACGCTCTCGGCTGGTGAACTGCACGGCCTTGTCGATCCGAGCCTGAACCTTGGCTAGCAATGCTTTAGCATCCTCAAGGTTGTTGACCAGCCACTGTGCGTATATCTCCCCAGCGTGGCCGAAGTTCTCCAGCAACTGATGGTCAAACATCTGCTTGCCCTCGGCTACATCAATGATGGAGGTAGGTTTGATTGTGTATTCCAGCAGACGCATAGACTCACCATCGGGGGAGTTCTTAGCCGCACCGAGTTTCTCGTAGAAGCTGGCGTTGGCCGAACACAATGTCATGTTTTGCCATGATGCGTTGTTGACCCGCAAAGAGTTCTCTTGGCTTTTTTGGCGGTGCTTGCCTCGACCTTGGCTGATGCCGTAGGATAAATCTGAGAATTCTTCCGGCTTCATGTTGGTGATCTCGTCGATCGTATTGGGCAAACTGTTCATCACCCCCAACTGAGTCATCTTGGCGTTGAGCGTATCCTTTTGAATCGCCATCAACTCGTACGGCATTCCGTACACGCTGTTGCACATGCGCAGAATTGTTGACTTGCCCGACCCAGCGTACTCATAAATCACGTTGATGATTGCGCCCTTGAGTCCGGTGAACTTCATCAGGGGGGAACCAAATGCTGTCAGCGCCCCAAACGCATGTGGCTCCATGCCCTTCATTGCATATAGGTTAAATACTTCCTTCCACTTATCAAAGTCTCCCTTGACGTGAATCTTCTCGGCGAAGAATTCGGTTGTGGATGATGGTGGACTGTAGAACGTACCGTCTTTGGTAATCTCCTTGTCGCCCATAATGAACTTGCTGTCTCCCTCGACCCATCCAAATTGTGTTCTCATTGTTTCTGCCTTCTTCGTGTACTGCAAATTTTTGACCGCTGTAACCACATACGTGGCAAGGTTCTCGTACTGTTTGTGATGCGCCATCACCCCTTGCTGGGCAAGCTGTCTGCGTAACTCGTCTTTTGCTGAAATCGACGATGCTGTGATCGCAAACTCTTTCATGCCGTCATGCGGCAGGTGAAGCCTGAATAGCGCAATCTCCCCCAGCTCTTTGTCCCTCATTCGTTTGACCACGTACAGGTCGTGCTCGTAGACCAGCTTTGGTTCAGCTTCTTCGTCTTCCCCAGCACGGACATATACGCCACCCTTCTTGCCCCTGAAAAATGGAAAGGGGTACTCAGGTATTTGGTATTTGGTCTCTCCTTTGTCGGTTTCAACCACGACTTCGTTGTCGGCTTCTCCTGCCGCTTCTATCTCTATACCCAGCACGATTGGGGATGTGATCTTGCCCTTGTGTGGACAGCCATCACAACCACCGGGGTTACGTTCTTCAAATGTGGTGCAGTGGTGTGGGCCACCGCGCTTGCGGATATTCCTGAGTTTGTTGTCCACCTCGGCGGGGTCGTACTCAGGGTGCTTGTCAGACATTTTGTGCGCCGCCTTGTCACCATCCACACAGAACGCTGGAATCGACAGGGCTGACATCCACAGTGGCTCGTCAATCTCGGCTTGATTTGCAAAGCAGTAGTTCAACTGTGCGCAACCGTTCTCGCCCTTGAGCATGATGTTCTTGAACTTTTTGACCTTGTTGGCCATCAGTGCTTCCATCATTGGACTCATCGAGGACGGCACAAAGTCAGGCTTCTCATCGTCCGGTTTTGGCTCGGGTGCGCCCAACAACTTACGCATCTGCTCGGCGGGTATCCGCGCTGAATTCTCGTTCCAAATCTCCACAGGTTTGGGGTTGCTTGGGTCTTTGAAGTTGAACGAATTCATTGGGCGCAGAACACGCGACGCCTCAAACACTTTGTCGTCAACTATCAGGCCGTGCTCTTTGCACAGTTGCTTTAGCCGCTTGGCCAACGGTTCCCACTCGGTGCGGGTCAGCGTCTCTTCAAGTAGCCAGTAGGCGTGAATGCCGTTGCCGGAATTCACCAAGATTGGTTGGGGTAGGCCGACTGCTTTGCAGAACTTCTTGAACTCGCCCAGTCCGATGTACTGGTCAAGGTAGCCTTCGATCTTTCCTTTGGAGTTTGGTACGCCCTTGGTCGGGCCGCAATCAATGTCCATCCACAGTGCGCGGAAGTATTTGGCGTTGTTGTGTGTCCGGTCATCTGCTTCACCGAACTTGGCGCAACCAAAATAGGCATCAATCTTCTTGCTGACAAACTCCTGAATGATCTCTTCAGCTTCTTCTCTCGTATCTGCAAACCTCTGATCGGGGAACCGCCCTATACCAAGCACACAGTACCGCCCCTCCGTTGGGAGTACGGTGTCAAGCAGATCAAATGTGGACATTGTTATTTGCGCTTTTTGTATCGTGCCATGAAACGCTCAATCTGCTCAGAGTAGCTGGGAGAGGGGATGTGCTCCCCCCAGAACCAGTTGTAAACCGTCATGCGGCTTACACCCAGCTCCTTCGCCACTTTCGTGGCGGTTATCTCCCTCTCGATGCAGAAGCGACCCAAGGCTACGCCCAAAGATTCATCGTCGGCCTTTAGATTGGCCTCAACTAGCTTTTGGCTATAACCGTAGGTCATGCGTCAGTCCTCGTCTGTTGACCATGCCGCCGCAACAGAAGCAAGGCTTTGTTTGGCAGTTGGTTTGGCTTCGGGGGCTTTCTTGGATTCACGCTTCTTTGGCGCTTCGTCTTCTGCTTCCGCTTCGGGGGCTGATGCCGCAGGCTTAGGTGCTTCCAGCTTGGGCGCACGACCCGATACATCCGCTTGGTACGGAGTCATCACAACCATCTTTTGCGTCTCAGGCAAAGAAGCGACTTTGCTAGTAACTGCGTACTGCTCTTTATTGATATGGCGCAGGGGCGTGAACAGGATGGACTGGTTGTCGTTGTCTTCATTGAAGCTCAACTGTGTAACAACGTAGTCCAAGCTCTTGCCGTTGTTGGCCAAATACTTGGTGTAACTCTCGAACGGATGGGTGTTGTCACCGACGCTGTCGCCAAACAAAGACTTGGAGGCCAAGTTCATTTGGTACACAGAACCCTCAAGCGAAGTGCCGAAGTCTTCCACCAATGTCAAAGCGATACGGCGGGAGTAGCGGCAAGCCTTGGAGTTACCCATGCCTGAACCCTTGATGTTCTGCTCACATGAATCGCAACGGTCAGACTGAGGGTTGGTAGAACCAGCATCAGGCACATTGCCATCGTTTGAGAAACAGTCGGGTGCAGTTGGCTCGGCATCAGCGCTCCACTGCTTGGCGTAGAAGATACGACCAACTTTGGGTGAGGCGTTCACAATGACAACATCCAAGTTGCCCTTGACCTTACCCATTTCTTCACCGCCCACAACTTTGCGGAAGATTCCGTTTTTGGGGACGATACGCTTTACGCCAGTGCGACCGGCGAGGTTTTTTGTAAGCTCACTGACACCAGCGTTTTGCAGGAAGTCGGGGAGGTCTTGGTTGAGGATGGTGAGATTACTCATTTTGAATTTTCCTTAGAACGTCTAACAACCACGGTGTATTCGCTTTCTACGTTCAAGCCCATAGGAAGCAAGTCGGGATTCTCGGAAAGAAACTCTTTCATGTGTGTCTGATGAAGTCTCTTCTCCAGCAAGCCATACGCATCGTTTTCTTTGATGAAGCGATACATAGAATCCCAATCGTTCGTCCAATACCGTGACTTTATTGAGCGAACAATCGTGCCAGCTTTTGTGCGAATGCTGTCGGCATTCATGTGTTTGCATACTCCCAACATCTCGGCTTCAAGCACCGCCATCTGCGCTTCAAGATCGGCGTATTGCTCTTTGTAGTCTGCTGTGAGTTTGTCTTTGGCATCGCGTATCTTGATGTAGATAGCGGCAAGTTTGTCGAGGGGTAAGGACGGAGAGGTGACTTCGTCCTGAACTTCTAATGCGTCCATAGTTAGCTCCAGTTGTTTGTAAAGTCAGTCTATCACAAAACTTGACAATGTCAAGTACCTTCAGAAATTATTTCTTGTCGGTACAGGTCAATGATTTGATTGTGATTACTCACGTTGCCTCGCAAGAGGCCGTACATCCTTGTCTCTATCGGACTGCCATTTATATGCACGACTGTCATTGGGTTGACTTGACCGGGTCGGTCAATTCGTGCGTTGGCTTGGAGGTATGTTTCTACGCTGGTACAGGGAGCGTACCAGACGATTGTGTCGGCAGCGGTTAGGGTTAATCCGTGGGAGGCCGCTTGCGGTTGGATGATGAGAACTTTGGGTTCAGGATTATTTTGGAACCGCTGAACAATATCCGCCCGCTTGTTGACGCTGACTTCTCCGTTGATTACTTCACAAGTAATACCATGCTTGGTAAGGTACGCTTCCAATAGTGCAATGGTATGTGTGAACGGCACAAAGATCAAAACCTTGTTACTGCTCTCATCAATTACTTCTCGTACCACGCTCATGCGGTTGGACACATCAAAGTCAACCACTTCTCCAGTGTCGGTGTAGATTGACCCACATGCAATCTGCAACAGTTTGCTGACCTTCACGGCGGCGTTGACCGCAGAGATTTCTTCGCCGTCGGCTTCGATCAACATCTGAGACTTCAACTGCTTGTAGTAACTCATCTGCTGGGGTGTCATCGGTGCATCACGGTCAACATACGTCACTGGAGGCAGGTCAATACATTGGCGTTTCTCAAACCGAATGGCGGGTTGCAATGCTTTGTGAACGATGTGTTTGGACTCAGGGCGTGGAAGCCATCTGAACTCACTAACTTTGTACATCACTTGATCTCTGAACTGACCAAAGAACATGGGAATGCCGTGTGGGTTAATCAGCTTTGCCAATCCGTAAGCATCCACAGGCGACTGGGCGGCGGGAGTTCCCGTCAACATCCAAAGACCCTTAATAACTTTTGTTAGGTCACGCAAATCTTTCCAACGATCTGTCTGAGCATTCTTATACGCTGACGCTTCATCAACCACAATCAAATCGAAGCCGCCCTTGAGCAGTTCACTCTTAACGATTCCAACACCATCAAAATTGATAACGACAAACTCTGACCCCGCATTGATGATCTCCTTGCGCTTCTTGGCAGAGCCGTGTGCCACAGAGACCGTACGATGTATTGCGAACTTGAACAAATCTTGTTGCCATGCCGACTTCATGATCGACAGTGGGCAAACCACTAACACACGCTTGACTACACCTAACTGCATCAAATAATCTACTGCCCAAATCACTGACGCTGTCTTGCCTGTACCTTGCTCGTTGAAACAAAACGACTTGGGGTTGTTGACTAGAAACTCTGATGTTGTCTTCTGATGCTCGAATGGGGTGAACCCCGGTGGACGAGGCCACTCATACTCTGATATGTTCATTTTTTTGGTTTGTTGATTTTGACCGTATGGTCTGAGTTGCGGGTGAACGAGCGATTGGCGCTCGGGCTTTTGAGTTTAAGATTCCCCTTAGCATTACTGCCCCCTTTGGAAAGGGGAACCACATGGTCGATGTCCTTTCCAGTACGGTCAATGCCTCGTTTGTCCATCTCGTTTCTTGCACGTTGTCTATCCATTCTGTCTTCATGTTCACCGCGAGCTTTCTGCTGTTGGTATTCCTTTTTGTAGGGGCGGGGTTTGTTTACGTAGGGCATGATTAACTCCTGTTGTATTCGCATTCTTTGATTGCGCAGAACTTGCACAGTGGCCCACTGATTGGATTCCACACCCCATTTTCCAACGCCGCCTCAATCCTTGCAACGTCTTTTGCTGGCTGTTCTAAATACTTTGGCATCATTTCTCGGTAGTGCGTAGCCTGTACAAACTCTTTACTCACAGTAAATATCAAGGCTGATTTCACTTTGTTGATTTTGGGGAACTTGGCAAAAAGGCCAGCCGCCACAAGATCGAGTTGCTTGGTGTCCGCATATCGCGCACTCTTGCTCGTCTTGTAGTCCACTGAGTGCGCCAACTGTTTCTCCTCGTTGATGACTACCAAATCGGCTATGCCATGCCACCATACATTCGTCGCGTGAAAATCGCAGGATTCCAAGTTCTTCGTTAAGCCCAACTTCACTTCGCATAGCTTTTCTCCCTCGATATTTTTCAATACATCCAAGGTTTCCTTCATGTAGTCAAATGCTTCGGGGATTGGCTTGTTGTCCCGAATGTATTCCTCGGCCACAGTGTGCGCGGTCTTGCCGTACAGCGTTGCCTGTGTGTCAGGCTCAACAACGTCCTTGGCTATCTTGGTGTGATAGTACTTCTTGGGGCACTGCTGAAATGTTTTCAGGCTACTGAACGACCATACGATACTCATAATTCCTCCGGCGGCAATCTAAATTCCCAAAACCCATACGCATCGCCACGGCTCCAACGCTCCCATGAAAAATGCACATCGCGTGTTTTCTTATTGATGTACTTCCACAAAACTCGCATCAACAGTCTCCATAACTTTTGCCATATCCTGCTTCGCAGTTCAGCGGTAACTCGGGTGCCCACGACGGGCGTAGGCGCATACACAATTCAACGTACTCCTTAGCTGTTTCAGCCTCGTCCTCGGGTGCAATACAAGCCACGGCGTCATGCACCGTCATCACCACACGGTACTTCTTGGCGATCATCAACATCTGCTCACCTATCACGATACGCGCAAGTGCTTGGCATACGTTTTCAATCACCTTGCCGCCATAGATTCGGTTGGGGACAATTGCCTTACCCTTTTTAGTGTCGTACACCAGCTCGACTTTGTTGTCTTCTTCATTTACTTTTTGCCGCAAATTGGGGTACTTTAAGCGCAGTCCGTTGGGTAACAGGATGCCCTCTGACCCATCTACCTTGAGGATTCCATTGCGACCAAATTCCGTGGTTTGTTCACGGATGATTGCGGGTAGGATATTCGCCGCCGCTTTCCAGAGGTTAGTAATTTTCGGATACGTATTTCGGTACGTATTGATAATGCGCTGTGCTTCTTCAAGCGTAACTTCAACACCAAAATTTTTAAGTTGCGCTTTAAACTTTGACGCCCCCATGCCGTAGCCCGCACCAAGAATCGTCGTCTTACCGACAAACCGTTCGTCTTTTGTAATATCTTCGATTGCCTTGCCATAGATAGCAGACGCCATGATCTTGTATACATCTTCGCCCCTTTCAAATGCGTCAACCAAATCGTCCTGCCCAGCCAACCACGCCAACGTCCGCGCTTCGATCTGCGATGAGTCCGAGTCGATCATCACGTAGCCGTAAGGCGCAAGGATGGCCTTCTTCAAAGGTGACGTGCGTTGCAAGTTCTGCAAATTGATTTTGTCGTCACCACCCCACCGTCCGGTGTGGGCGGCGTAGTATCGGAGGGGAACTGGCATTGGCCCTCGGGAGGCGATACCAATGAACCGCTCGGTTCGCGTCTCTTCAATGGTTGACTTTGTTCCCAGCCGGGCCGCAACAACTGCTTGTACCTGCGTATCGGGATGCTCCAACAGGGCCTTGAACTCCTCATCCGTCTTAGAGAACGCATAAGTCTGTTTGCCCGTGGTTGGGCTTTTCTTCATGGGCGGCGTGACCCCAAACGATGTGAGCAGGTCGGCAAACTGTGGGTTGCTCATCAGGGTGTCTTTGTCAAAGCGGTCGAGCAAGGCGGCTTTACGTGCTTGCTCTGAGACCAAGTGGTCTTGCAACAAGTCTTTGTCCAACTGCAACACCGGCTCGGTGAACATGCGAATGGTCAGGTCAATCAGGCGAAGCTCAACTGCGGGGAACCCTTGACTCATGTGTCCGTACAAGTCCCACGTCAGTTTCACATCGTTCTTGCAGTACTCACCATACCGCGCCAACTCCTCTTTGTTGAAGTCCTTGCGGAATTTATTCTCGGCTTTGACAACCTCGTCACCCTTGACACCAATGTTGTAGAACTCAGCCAGAACCTTCAGGCTCCCGCCTACGTTCGTACCATGAAGCGCACGGCCCATGCTCAGCGTATCAAGCCAACCCTTGGGGCTGATGCCAAACTGCCAATTCAAAATCGCCCCATCGAATACGGCGTTGTGCGCTAATGCGATCGAGTTCTTCCAGTCGTACTTGTTCAAGAAGTCCCAAGTCTTTTGGTGCGTACCGCTGAACCACACTGGCTCACCATCGTTTACTTGTACCGAAACACCGATAACTTCAAAACGCTGATCCCGAATGTATTCCTCAGTGGTTTGGGTCTTGAACCC